TATCTATCTGTATAGTTATCTATCTGTATAGTTATCTATCTGTATAGTTATCTATCTGTATAGTTATCTATCTGTATAGTTATCTATCTGTATAGTTATTTATACACTAATTATAATAGTTTGTCAATAGTTAATTTGTAGCAGGCTGCACACATTATCATTAAGGTGCGCTTCGAGATTTAACGCTGATTTAAATCAGCCGCACCGCCGTTTGCTGTCTATGGGATTAGACGCTACAAATTAACTAACTGTATGGCTTAACCGTCATAGTCGATACACCGTTATTGTTGGTGTATGATTCTCCTAGTTATGATAGTGCCAATCTTTATTTTGGTGCCCCCACGACGATTCGAACGCCGGACATCTTCATTACAAGTGAAGTGCTCTACCAACTGAGCTATAGGGGCAATATTATTTATGTATCGGTAAATGTGAATAATATGTTGTTTTGGTTAAGTAAGGTCTGAACCACTACATGGTTCATGGACATCAACATAAAATTTTGCTTTTTAAAATACTCCGTATAGTTGGAGCGGGTAGGGAGAGTCGAACTCCGCGTTCTACGGATTGGAAATCCGGTGGTCGCCCCTTAACCTAGTCTACCCGCATAAATCTTATGTAATAATCTCGTAATTCTTATGGAACCATACTTTTTTCATGGCCCGTGTATATGTCTCCCACTTACAGTCACGAAAATTATATGGCGTTACCGTGTAATGCGTATCGGTAGCACTCACAATTTTCAAGCAGTCGCATGAGAGTTTCGAAGTTTTTTGTAGCCTTGTGTCATTTTGAACCTCTTGTATATAGTAATACTATAAACCATAGTCGTACTTGTGTCAACAACAAAAGAATCTATCTGGCTGGGAAGGTAGGCTTCGATCCTACAACCTCTTGATTCAAAGTCAAGCGCTCTACCAATTGATCTACTTCCCAATATCTATTTAGATATATACTGCAGCTGGAATCGAACCCTGCTCCACCTTGTACCAAAACTAAACACAGTTACGTCGGTTGTACTTCCCAATATCTTACTGCTATCGCCCACGGTATATACTGTATAGTATATTGGCAGTATATATCTAAATAGAAAATTTAGTTGGCGAACCAGACGGGCTACGATCTCACAAAATTATTCAAAGAAAAATAAATCTCTAAATTTTGAATAGCGCCTCCAAGTTACCGTCTAGGTATACAAGCAATACATGGTAGCTAATCCACAATGCGTTCCATTGATTTTAAGGCCAATATGTCTCGAATAACTCAGATATTGTTTAGAGCGGCATATGGGAATCTAATCCATTTCTTTGGTTTGAAAAACCAATGCCGCAAACTGTCTAGAGAGGGACCAATTGTCTCTAGCAGGTAGAAATTACATAATCGCATCAACGAGTTGGGTCAAACTCTCCGCATATGATTAGAGGTAATTCCTACAATTTTTTGAAGTTATTTTGTAAAATAACTTCGCCTTGAACCGTTACCAAGAATTTCATCTGTATTCAGATAATGAAATCCTGCATAGTTATTAGTATCCATCAAAACATACTCAATCATTGCACATACCGCTTCGCGCCCATCCGCAGTGCTATCTTTTGCAGACAGTGCAGCATTAGCAGCATTCAATAACTTACCGACTTCAATTGTCTTGCGTTTCATGTCATATTTCCTTTAGGTTTTATGCAACTTACAATTACATTAAACGAAGTTCTTAGTGTTGTCAACATCTTATTTAATTTCTGGAAAAAGACATTCTTGTATAAATGTTTTCACATCTTCTTCGGACAATCCCAAACTAACCATTGTTTTAGGTGTATGTGGGTTTTGCTTCTGATAATAGGCGTAGCGATTTTGTGCTTCTTGCACCGAAATTGTATCATATGTATTATTAGTTTTTCCTATACTCAAAAGATATTCATCTATGCTTTTGTAACTGACTTCTACAATCTGATCAATCTCTTCTGTATTATTTACATTACCTGCTGCAATCATATGCGGACTAAAAATAGCTTTTGCCCAATCTGGCAGATCGCGTTTCTTTCGCCATTCTAAACTATCAACTTCTTCGCCAAAATTGACAATCATTTCATGTTCAATATCTACGCTTGCAGAATAATCATGGAAAAATCCAGTAATTTTATTTTTGCCTGCAATTACATCAAGACCGAAAATGGGGCCATTATTGTGTAGGTGTGGAAATATGCAACAATGCATCATCCAAAGACCTTTTGTCTCTCTAACATCTACCACATCAACATGTGCGCGCCGATAGTTTTTACTTGTCCACACTCTATTTACCCAGTTTGGTTTATTAAACTGTGACATGCCTTTTTCAAATACTTCATGCCCATCAGATTCAAATCTTTGAACTAACCCATCTTGAATGCCGATAAGTGCATCCCAAATTTGACTCATAAGAAACTCCTAAATTTTAATACTAATAAGTAATAATGGTAGGCCAGGTAGGACTTGAACCTACAACCTCTCCCTTATGAGGGGATTGCTCAAACCAATTGAGCTACTGGCCCACTATTATTACTTCTTAATACAATGTACCATGTTAAACTTTTCGTGTCAACATGTATTACCGAATTTTATTGTATTTTGGCGGAAATAGTGGGATTCGAACCCACGGGGGGCTTTCACCCCCTCTCGCTTTCAATGCGAGTGCAATAAGCCAGACTCTACCATATTTCCTTTATGATACTTATACCTTATCACAATCATAAACAATTTCGCATATTCTTCTGCATTTACCAATGTCCAGCAAGTTATTAGTTCTAATACTTGATTCCATATCAATCCAATAGTTTTGATTTTTCATGGCATCACTACTAATCAATTCCTTGACATTATTTTCAGAAATTCCACCTGCATATCCAACTAATTTGTCACCTGATGAATTAGAAGTTGGCCATGCATTAGGATGAATTCCTCTACCACCTGATGGGTCATAAAGCAAGTCACCAAAATCACTATATGGTGACTCAAAAGTTGTGGGGTCTCGATGTTGAATCACAAGGTCATAATTACAACAAAGATTACGCAAGGCATCTTTGTTGTAATTCTTAGCAATCGCGTTTATTTGTACCCTATCAAACAAATGACAAATACTAGGCATTTCCGAAGTTAGTAAAGTAGATGTTGATATAGATCCGCAAAGGTGAATTGACATCGAACCTAACGCTTTGCGCGCGTAATTTATGAAGTCAAATGAAGGATACCTCGGATTATTCTTGGGATTTTCACTACATAAAATTCCCCATTCAATAGGATACTCTTTTTGTAATGTATAAGCCTCGTACAAGTTTGTATGTTCATCAATTCCAGTAAAAGTAATAAATTTGGGTTTAGACATATTTCACCTATGTTTTGTGGTTATTTAGTAAATAAGTATCCTATGCAGGTCGCTAATCTGCTTACCTTTCGGCCCTTTGGGTATCCCCGATGTATCATTCCGCAGTCATTGAAACCCCGTTCCCTGTTGCTGCTTCATAGCTTATACTAATAGGATATTCTTTAGGTACTTTTTATGTGTTACCCTTAATGCAAAGCCTGAGAAAGCATTTAACGGTTTTACCAGCATCTTTTCTGGGCATAAAGTAAATGTCTCTGATACAAATACACCACATAAAATTGGTGGGTAGGGTTGGATTCAAACCAACGTGGGGCTTTCACCCAAGAGATTTACATTCTCCCGCCATCGATCACTCGGCCACCTACTCATTTCGTCAAGAACAATATTATAAATGTAGTTTTATTGTCATTACTACACGTTTCATAATCTTGTTCTCTGTGTCTCTCAAGTAGGATTTGAACCTACGACCTTCCGCTCCCAAAGCGGACGCGCTACCAAACTGCGCTATTAAGAGTTAGATTATAGCTTCAACACTATCGTAGTTGACAACGGCACAAATCTAAGTCTGTGCAGGTAACACTATTTTACATAGCCGCATTACCATAGCTCTCCTTAATTATGACCTGTAGATAATTTCTATAGACTTAACTACAGCCCCATAATTAAACTTTGAAGTTCTAGCAGAGAATTCCGCAAGTGGCATATGCTTTTTACTTAGGATGGAAAACTTGGTGGTGCTTTTTGGATTCGAACCAAAGACCTTACCATTATGAGTGGTATGCTCTCACCATCTGAGCTAAAGCACCGATAATTTATTTATACATGTTAACTTATAACTTCATACATGTCAACATATATTTTAGTATCTAATTGTTTTGGCGGAGTAGTTCGAGCTCGAATCGAATAGACATTTGCCTACGTTTTGTTTAGCAAACAAACCAGCCAACCTTGACTGCTATCTACTCCTTGTTTCAGACTTTTAATATCGTATATTATTATTGTGTAATGGGTTAGGCTCTATCCACTGCTGGACGATTTAACTAAGGGCATAGTTTGCCTTAGTACCATTTATTATTTGTTTACCTGACGGACATAGCATTATCTATGCCTTCTAATTGCTCGGTAACTAGCCTGTGTGTTTTCTTTGGCACGTGTTTCAACCAATCCTTCCGCACACTCTTTTTTCGCCCTTAGTTATTTATTACGTTTATTTATATTGCCGTATAGGATATGAACCTATTTCTCAGCGTACTCCGACACTGTATCCTAACTTATAGACGAACGGCAATTAGTAAAAGAAGAAATAGGCGCATAACCCCTATTCAATCATGCTCCATAAGGCTACATGATCCTCGGTATGCTTGAGCAACTTTATATTTGGCTCCGTCTGCAGGGCTCGAACCTGCGACCCAAGGATTAACAATCCTTTGCTCTACCAACTGAGCTAAGACGGAACACTTGCGACTTACGGATATTATCCAGCGCGTGATTTTTGGTGGAGCAGGGAAGCCGTGTAGTCACTCCCAGTTGGGCCTTAATGCCCACGCAGTTATACACTCTGCGCATACCCTATAGTAAAAATATTTGCGTCTAACAGTCAAAAATCACAGGAATTCGAAACCCGCGTCTTCAGATCACCGATAGACGATTTCACTCAATACCATGTTTAGTTTCATATATGAATTCACAAACTCACATATGAAACTAAAATTTACAATCTTGATTTATTGGCTCATCACCATACAAGATCAATGTTTCATTTCTATTATCGGCTTTTCAACCTAAGAACATTTATAGTTAGTTTTAAAGAGCGTGTTATTATCTTATGTATTCATTGTGGTCTATTTATACAGCGTTGTCAATAACTATATTTTTTTTCTTGATTATTTCGTTACTGACAATAAAGTAGATTACCCCATATCAGCAAAATCTTCAAGTGTAGTTACCAAGCCATCAAAATCTTCATTTGGGCCAAGTAGATCCGCAAGTCCATAAACCATATCACCATATTCTTCTGCCAACGAATCAAGATATTCTTCGCGATTCGCAAAACCATTATTTTCGTATACATTCATATTAGCGCTCCAGAGTTACGATACTGCCAAAGTACCTATCAAATGTCAATACAAGATTTTCGTAATCACCACTTTTCATTTCGTTTATGATTGGCTCGTGATCTATACCGATTTGCTTTGCAAAGTTTTTCGCATATCCCATTAGAGCATATGCATTACCATCAGGCCCTGTAAGGTCCAAAACAATTTCACGATTTTCACTTTTTTTACGAATCATGTTCAAACTTTCATTGGTAGTTTTGGATCAAGTCCAAGCGATGTTGCATGTTCAATGGCTTCTTTTTGTGTCCCAAAAACCATCGAAGAGTATTCAAATAGTCCTTTACCTTCGCGGATGGCTCGCCCACCCATTATACCCGACATGGTTGCTTTTACGCGGCGGCAGCAAGAGGTAGGAAGACTACCTACATAACCGAAACGACCCGAAGGGAATTTAATCACATGAAGACCAATTTTTGCACCAAACATTTCAAATCTCCTCTTTCATTACTTTTCTAATGTAGGGTATTTATTCTAACTTGTCAAGTTTTATTTTTACATATTCTATAAGCGATTTAGTAATAACAACTTCCATCTCGTATGCTTCTTTTTCCCACCAGCGTTCCATGTATGGAATTTTATTGTCAAAATGAGCCGACAAATTATTTTTCATAAATTGCTTAACATGTGTCATTTCATGCGCAAGGGTAACAAGCATTTGACCAATATCTTGTGATTTCAATACCACCATAAAATCATTTGGCGAATTTTCATAACATGCACCATCGGGCTTGATAGTATCATCAACAAAAATGTGAATGTTTGGTACTTCGATTCCCAAACATTCGCACATATGCACAACACATTCTGTAATGAAATCGTCATTCATGCCTTCAATGGTCAGCATAATATTTCCTCAATGCCGAATATCAAGACGAAAAAACCAAGTCTTCAGGTTTTCACTATAATTCGCATGAATCTTGCTTTCATCTGTGCCACGATACTTATGAAACAAACGAAGAGCAGCAATTTCCGAACAAAAGGCATAGATGGCACCGCCAATTTGTTCAACTTTGATAGGCTCTTGGGCAATTTCTACCCAGTCGTTTTCAACTCGCTTCATGTTCATTTGCATGTCTTTACCTCTTTTTGACCACATTATGAATTTAGCTGATTTTTATACTGGTGTCAAGAGTTAAATGTGCCGATTTTATATTCTTCGCCATCTTTTGAAATTTTAATCAAAACCCCACTAAACGCACTATCAGAGGAGTATCCATCCCAACCTTTAAAAGTTTCCGTATCTGGCACATTCATAAATTCAGAAACATGATACCAAGATTTCCGATATACAAAAAACCCATCAGTCTTTTCTTCTAACCAATCAAAATTTTCAGATAAAACTTTGTCAGGAACCTCGTTTCCGTATTTGAATTGCTTCCATTTATTATCAGTGGTAACATTATTCATTTTCATCATTCCATTCATATACAGCCCACACATCACCGTCTTGATATATAGTTGCACCATCAGTAGATTCTTGTCCCTCTACGTCATCAGACCAAGCATCCCAATATTCTTCGTGTTCTGGGCCAGCCTCTAAGATACTCCAAACATCATTTTTGATATCAGGAAACATTTCCCGATTTACTGTTTTGGCAAATACTTGTGGGCAGTAAATGCCATTTCTCGAGTCAACAAGTAACACACCACGCTTAATATCATACATAACCTTGCTCCAAAAGTTTTTGTAGATTTTCACCTACCATTTTAATATAATTTTTACTTGAAATGTGGGTTGGTCTATTCATGAATTTCGATTTTACTTGAATTCGTTTGGCAGACACACCAACAACTTCACAGTATCCAGAAGATTTGCCTTCAAATACCATAACAACATCACCGACTTGCATCACATTTCACCATTCAAAGCAACCCAAAGAGTTTCAGGAATTACTTGAAACCCATTCTTGGAACGATCAGCACAGTACTCTTTGTAGGATTTAAATTTAGTACACATATTTTTGCCTCTTTTTTTTGATTACTCTGTTTTTGTACACCACCACATCAAAAATGTCAATAGTATAAATAACATCATGCACATATATATCATCGGAACCAAAGACAAACAAAAAATAGGAATTAGTGGGGATGTATCAAAGCGTCTTTCTACGTTACAAACTGGCAACCCAGACAGTTTGAAGATACACTATACCATTGAATTGCCTAAAGATAGGGCTAGGCTAGTCGAAAAAAAAATTCACAAAGAGTATAATCACTTGAAGATAAAAGGTGAATGGTTTAACATGATCCCGACACAGGCCGCAAACATATTGGACTTCGCTTTGATACGTTGGGCAGAAGACATTCTAATATAACAGAGGAAAAACTTGAATGAAAAAAGAACCACTAAAAACGATAATTTCAGAGATGGTAGACGTTTATCTAAACGAGTCGGCAAAATTAACAAATGGCGAATCTTTGAAAATCGGAAAAGAAGCCAAAAAAATGGCTGAAAAAATTAAAAAAGGTGGTGGATCTTTAGCCGACAGCGATGCGAGCTATCTTGAAAATTTTGCATCACTTGCATTCAATAGGGATTTGAAGATGATGACTCGCCAAATGGATGGTGGCGAGACTGCAAACCGTGAAGATGTATTTGAAGTGGTTTCAAAAATCATTGGAAAAGATAGAGCACAACACCTATCACGCGGAAAATACTGAAGTAGAAGGGCGCTAAATCAGCGCCCTTCATATTTTTCAATGACCAATTTCAATTCATAAATCATTCTGTCTACTGGTACTTCCATTTTTACAGCATCACTTAATGAACCGTAATGTGATTCGAGACATTCCAATAACAATTTCTTGATAAACTCTTCATCTGGCCCATGTCTTAGTGTAGATGTTACATACAAACTCTCAAGATGTTTTTCTTTTTCGTCAAACCAAGACCTCAACTTTTCTTCTGACCATTCACCACTTCGAACAGCTTTCAAAATTTTTGCATTTTTTCCGATATCCAATTCATGCTCAATAAGAATTTGCTCTGACTGTAGAACCAATCTCACAATATGATATCCAAACTTTGTACAATACTTATGCTTTTCAATAGATGCCAGTCTTTTGGGATTTGCTGAATTTACTTTAGTGCCGATTTTGTGCAATTGTGAATATGCATATCCTCGCAGCTTTTGGTAACTTCCTTTATGTAGGAATTTTGATCTATTATCTCGAACCATTTGACCAATACTTGATGCAAATAACACACAGTGCTGTGGCACATGCAACACATCAATAATATTAGGGTTATTTTCCATAGCAAGCTGAAAGAACTTTACGATAGAATAAATTGAAAAATCATATTCTTTGTCTGTTTCTTTATCAATAATATGATGCTCTTGCCAAACATCGAATCTCTGTGTCTGATTACCAAACCCCAAAATTTCACCTTTAAGATGGGGAAAAATATTGTCTTTTGGTGGGATACAAAAGCCAACAACATCCATGTCTGAATCCGCAGTTTGGACATTATAGCTTTGGCTTCCAGCCATAACCTCATAATGAATATTTGGTGGCAACCATTTTGGTGGTGAAATTAGATTTTTGGATTTAACCATTTGCACTCTTGATGCCATTTGATGCCTCTTCATATAAATTTGTTGTCAAGACAGTAGTTTCTGCCTTGACAACAATAAAAAATTAAACCGTCATTTCCAACCAACCGCGCTTAGATGGGAACGCAGCGGTAAGTTTCAAAATACTGTCGAAATACTCATATGGTCCTTGGTAGTCTCGAACCTCAAGAACAGTGGCAATATTTTCGCCACCTTCATTTTTAATGCCAGTATTCCACCAAACTGGAATCTTATCGCCAACTTTATACATCATTTTTTTCCTTTAACAAAATTTGGGTTAGTTGTTCATCATTAACACTGAAAGCAGCCTTTGTCAATAGATATTTAAATCCTTCACCAGCAAGTAATTCTGCTTGTTCTGGTGTAGCATCAAAAGAAACATTTGCGGAACCATCTGGATTGCCGATGACAGATAAAATTTCAATGCTATTTTTAGGCTTTTCTAAGTTCAAACTTTTCACATAATCGGCATGTTCACCATCGAGCATGTAATAACCCAACACATCAACAAACGAATCCACAAGCATAAGAGCTCTTTTTGTATCATGATATAGGTAGTAAGGTTCTTCCAAAATCATAGCAATACTTTCTTTCATATTAGTAACTACCATCTCGTCAATCTGTTCTTCATCAATTTTAACCAGCATAATAAATCTCCATCATTTCTTTTTCTAATCTAAATGCCTCTTTCTCCCAAGGCAATTCTAAGTATTCGCAGCTGTATGCAATTCCGCACCAAGTAGATGGCACCGAACCCTCGCCAACTAATAAATCACCATCTAACATCTGGCGAATATGAACCATTTCATGAAAAATAGTAGCTACTATTTCTTTAACATTTAGTTTTGGGTCTAACCAGAGTTTTACAACATCATCTTCAATATCGCAATATCCGCACTGAAATTCATTTAGTGTGCTGTCAAACTCTATTTCTAAATCTGTTTCAACTGGCATGGATAAAAAATCACAAGCAAATACTATTACGCTATCCAAAAGCTTATAGCTAATAGACTTTGGCATGTTTTCGACTTCGTACATCATGTTTTGACATCACCTTATATATCTCTTACTTCATTAGTACCAGAATTACAAAGTGATGTCAATAATTTTTAGTCGAAATCCATTTCTTTTTCCATTTTCCCAACAAATATTTTTTTGCCTCTAATACCATTGATAGTTTGGGTGGGCTCTACTTCTTCAAATGCAAACTCTCTGCCTCGAATTCTGCTAAGAAATTGCCCAGAAGCTTTCCCGAATTTGCCACTACCTACAACTTCTTTTTTGTTGTACGATGGATATGCATCATCCCTTTTTGATGTTCCATAGAGATAAGAACCTTTTCCACCCATTGGTATAATCAAAACAGAATCTTGATCGTACTTTCGCCCCAATGCAATAAGATCCTTTTCTAAAATACCACCATCAGAACCTTCGACTTTTTGATTGCACACAAAAAAAGATTCTTCGCCAACTTCTTTCTCATTTTCGCTACCAAAATTTTCAATGTAACTTCCTTTTATTTTGGTTACGGAATAACCCTTGCCCATCAAATAGGTTAGCATTTCTTTGTTGGTCTGTTTGTTTTGTGCTTTTGTTTTTTTGTCACGATGACTCGTGATAGTTCCGCATGAATGATTCTGGGTCTTTTGCCAAACCCGCGAAAGTGAAGATTCTTCAAGTTTGTTTTCGATCATCTCTGCAATAATTTGCTTAATAGACATTGTGTTCTCCTATAGTTCTTCCAAATCAGTATCAAACTGAATACTTGGGGTTGTGGTCTTCCAAAATTTCAATTCCTTTTTTGCATTGTCTTGTTCAGATTTAAGAGACTTTACCATTTCATCAGTAAGACTCATGATATTAATTCTCAAAAGCCTTTCAATGTCATCTGCCAGTGCAGTAGTATTTTGCAATATCTGTTCTGACACATCTACTTTTTTCTTGTTTTTGAATATGATGTTATTATCAATAACTTCTTTGATGAACTGCATTTTTACATCCAACCATCGAAATTCCTCATTGTATTCCTTGACACGCAAATCAATGCGCTTTTGTAAAATTCCCAACCTATAGTCACAAAAATCTTTGATAAGATCGCGTTCATCTGTATACTCGCGTAACTTACCATTTTGATCGATGACTGTCAAGTTCTCTGTTATTGGCTTAGTGAGCCTAAACTCTTTTTCAATTTTCGCATCATCCCAGTTTGCACTGGTGTTTTGCTTCAATTTGACTTCAAATTTAAACCCATCTTTATCACAAAGATCATCGTAACTTACAATTTCATCTGATTCTTCTAGTTTATCTAAAATTGTAACATAACTTTCACGATCAACACCATAAGGAATTTCAGTAATCAAAAGGACTGTTTTTCCTCTTTTTTCGAACAGACCTTTACAAAAATATCGGTTTTGTTCTTCTAAATCTTGTACTACAGTTCCATTAAATTCGGGAAATTTAATTTTCAATTTCTTGCTTATTTTGCCATTAGACAAATATTCTTTACATGCACGAATGATGTCTTTGGTTTCGCGGGGAAGAATGTTAGTAGCAAATCCAGTAGCAATTCCTTTTGTTCCATTAGAGAGAACAAGTGGAATTACCGGAATGTAAAATGATGGTGGTTCATGCTCTGGGTCAGAATGCTCTGGTGCAATGTCAATATCTTTGATGTATTTACCAAAATTTTTATGTAGCTTAGTATATGTGTATCTTGGTGCCGCTGCTGTTGGCACTAATCGAGTCCCAAAAGCACCACGGCCTTCCACCAAACATACATTATTATTCCATTCTGCCGCCATTAATTGTCCAGCACCAGATGCACTTGTTTCGCCGTGCTGGTATCCATAATCTGAGATTGGCCCACTAATGGCGGAAACTTTTTTAAATTCTGATTTGCTGTTCATAATAGAAGAATATAGGTAAAAACGCTGAACAGGTTTCATACCATCTATCATGTTTGGTATCGCTCTATTCTCTAAGGTATAAATCGCAAAATCTTTCCATTCATTTTTTGCGATATCAGATACATTATATCTTTTCGGGGATTCTTCTTTGATAAAATCTGTTATCATAACGTATTACTCCATAAATTTATTTAGCGGATTTGCACCCTCGATTCGTTCTTTAGCTATCTTAAAGTATTTTTCATCAAGTTCAATACCAATAAAATTACGATTCAAGTTTTTTGCTGCGACGCCTGTCGTGCCACTGCCAAGGAACGGGTCAAGCACTGTGTCGCTAGGGTTTGACCATGACAAGATGTGGTCCCTTGGAATGGCGATAGGAAACATTGCGGGGTGTCCGTGTGCGCGACTGTTCTTTTCCTCCGTTATCTGCCAAACATTAAACCTCTGCCCAAACTGCGCTATTGTTTTGCCGCTCTTTTTTCCAATAACTTCCGAAACACTGCCGTCTCTTTGACGAATTGTCCCATGGTGATCTATACCTGCGTGTTTGTTGTGCCTATCTTTTATGGGATTAAATGTGCGCAGTTTGTCCTTTACTAAAACAAACATATATTCAAAAACGGGCGCGTAGCGTGACTGCAAGGCTCCAACCGCGCTAAAAGTGGTTTTTTGCCAAATCATCGTGTCGTGAAGATTGAAACCGCATTCCATTGCCCAAAGCGCCTGTTTAAAACTCGTGCCGGTTTCGCAGCCCTTGATTGTTGCGTCACCTACGATCCACACCACAACGCCACCTTGAGTAGTAACGCGATAAAGGTCTGCAATGACAGCCTTCCAGACGTGTTCGCCCCATTGGTCGTTGTTTCCGTTATACGTGCGCAGGTTGTCATAAGGTGGACTGGTCACGGTAAGATCAACCGACCCATCGGGAATGTTTTTCATCATCTCTAGACAGTCACCTTGCATCAAGTTTATCATGACAGCATAAATTCCTTTCTTTTGTCGGCTGCTTTACCAAACATCATTTCAAAATGGGTTTCATCATCAATGCCCACAACATCCAATACTGGATTGTTAACAATAACATCATATTCTTTAGTCTCCAGCGAACCAAGACCTTTGATATAGCGATGATTATATCCTTTACTACTATTCTTAAACTCCATTGCATCACTATAGTTATAAAACCACTTTGTTTCATTGCCTTTAGTGGAAATCATAATAGGCGAACGAACAATACCAACACAACCATTTCTTACAAATTGTGGCCAAAACTTAAAGAAGAATGCGACCAACAAAGAAGCAATGTGATGCCCATCTTTATCAGAATCACACATAATTGCGATTTTAGCATAATTCATATTACTGTAGCTTTTAGGATTATTAATATCCAATCCCAAAATAGAAACCAATTCACTTAGCTCTTTATTCTTTAGAACATCAGTTGATTTCATATCCCAAGTATTCATAACGACGCCCCGCAATGGATACGCACCAGAAAGCTTAGGGTTTCTAACTTCCAAAAATTTAGAAATAGCCGAATCACCTTCGACTAAAAACAAAGATGCTTGATCAGATGAAGCAGCAATATGTTTTGCTACTTTTACCTTTTTGAGTTTCTTTTGCGCCACGATTGAACTTCTCAATTCGTCAGCATTTTTCTTTGCTATTTGTGCTTCTATGATTGGCGCAATAATATCATCAGCCGCAAACAACTTTTTGGCAAGTAATTTGAAGTCTTTGTTACAATACTTTTCATAGTGCGATTTTACTTCACCAAGTGAATTTGTCAATCTTTCTTTTGTCTGACTGTCATATTTTGGATTAACAAAATTTCTGGCAAACGAAATAAATGTGAGACCGTTTTTGACCACGCTTTTGCCGACTTCAATTTTATGCTTTTTCTTAATCAAAATTAGAATTTCTTCTACTACAGAGTTCACAATATAGTCAACATAAGTGCCGCCTATCCTTGTGTTTACCCCATTATTGAAGCTGTTTGAGCGATATCCATCATTTGATGATGTGAAGAAAAAAGACAGATTGTCATTTTTTTCGAGTATTACCGAAGTTCCCTCACCACTAAACATTTCCGAATATTTTTTGATATCGCGCACTTGAATTTTCTTGCCATTGAACGAAAATGTAATTTCTGGAAATGACATTTGCAGACCTACCAAACGATCTTCTACAAGCGCGGCAGTATCAAGATCACCAAGAGAATCTACTTCAAACAAGGAAAAATCAGGTGTGAATGATACCGACGTTCCATTACCTGCTTTTTTAGATTCGGTAACTACAATATTTTCAGCGCCATTAGTACAATGCACTGTAAGGCATTTACCCAATTGCCAAGTAACCCCTTTAAATTCTGATGATACGAAATTAGTACAAGAGCTACCAACACCATTTGCGCCAATAGAAACCCTATCATCTGTGAAACTTGTCCCTGCATTAACACGTGTCCAAGCAGCAACGGGCCTTTTTATTTTTTCGCCTTCAGGTGTCACCACTAACTCTTGTGGAATACCAGTACCATTATCTGTTACTGTAACTTGATTTCCTTCGATAGTAACATCAATTTTATTGGCATATTTGTAGTTTTCTCTAATTGCACAGTCAATTGAATTGTCGATGATTTCATCAATAATTTTGTTTAGAGATGGGACATAACAAACAGTTTCCCATTTGCCGCCTAAAAACCTATCAACATATTCTTTAGATGATGAACCAAGATATAGACCAATTCTCTTGCGAACATGTTCTCTTGGCGACAAAATCTGAAATTCTGGAGTCATAGTAATTCCTTTGTATTAAATATAAACATCATAATATATCAAAAACCCAAGAATGTCAATATCATTCTTGGGTTTGATTCACAAAAACTTACTCAATTGGACTAGGGACCGATTATCAATTTTTCCACAATCTCAAAATTACGGTGTTGATATTTGTTCCACTTTCACTAAAAGATCCTACAGGCAAAGAACTCCATCGCAAATGTTTCCAATTAACATCGTTTTTTTCAGCCCATTCTT